AGCCTCTGATCGTTCCACGTTGCCATGACCACCTCGAAAATGAAGAGCGCCGGCAAAGGAAGCTTCCGGGCCGGCGCGCTGATTCGGAAAACTGAAAATGGAGACGTCTGCGGTTCGTTGCTGGTGGCCACGTAGGCGGTAGCCTCGCCAATAATTTAGGCGAAAAAAAACCGCGCAGCGGATGCTTGCGCGGTTTCTACGGACTTATGACGTGTATCGGATTGGGACTATAAATTGCACCGATTTGTGCAGTCAAGCGTTTTCTGTGGAAAAGTGATTTCTAACTTTCCTGTAACTCGGCCGAGCGGATACCGATGGCATCGCGGTACGCAGCCAGGGCCTGCGCTTCGACCTGCTTCAGCCGCTCGTGGATCTTGTTGCGCTGATTGTGCACGTTACGAACCGGCACCTTTGCCCGATCAGCCGCATCGGTGATCGAGGTCTTTTTGTCGAAGTAGTTCTTGATGATTGCCTCGCGCACGTGCCCGTTGCTCACCCCACTGACAGCGGTCTGCGACCAGTAACGCAGGCCGGCAATCGCCTCGACCCATTCAGGCATCGCTCGGTCGCCATGGCAGCAGGGGCACTGATCGTATTTCGGCGAGAAGCGCGCCGTCAGGCAGTTCCGGAAGAGCGGATCCAAGTTGGAAAGCTTTTTGCGCAGCAGGCCCGCCTGCGCAGCACCATCCACCGAGACCAGGCCCTTGCCGGTACCGAGCGCCTTGACGCCGCCGAGCTTCGACATCGGCGACAGCGGATACTGCTGACTCTGGAAGTTGAAGGCAAAGGTCAGCGCCTCATGCTCATTGCGGAACAGGTCGTTGATATCGAGCCCGAATTCGTAGTTCATTTTTCCCTCGCTTGATGTTCACCGGACTTGCCCGGCGCAATTTTCAAATCATTTCCACCGTGGCCGCTGGCGTAATCCTCGGCATATCGATTGCCAGCAGCGTCAACCTTGATTGCCCCGACTACCGAAGGCAGCGGCGTTCCAATTTCATGACCTCCCTCGCTGGCGAAGAAGACCGGCTCGCCACGCACACCTCGCCGCAACTGCTCATTGATCTCGGCCTCACCAAAGGCCTGCCGCAGAAGATCGATCCAAGCGGCCACCGTTGGCATTGCCTCACGTGATTTCATCGCCTGCCTTTCCTACCCTTCACACCGTTAACATGACTGTCAACACGCCGAAACCCTTTTATTTATTGAGTTTGTTAACAGTATTAATAGTGTGAAGAGTAAAAATTGATATCTAAGACGCAGTAACATTTGCTCCCCTCGCACGTGCGCGCACGCACACACATGAAGGCACCCAAAAAATCTGTTCATACTGTTCACACTGTCAACAAAGCCCGATTTCATGCGGCTTTCAGCGTGTTAATAGTTGCGGCCGATGTGAAGGGCTGACTGTTAACTTTCATCCGGCTGGTCATACACGTGGCGATATTTCCGCAGATCCTTCTCGAACATGTCGCATGCGTTTTTGACGTAGTCTTGAAGATCCTGACCCTCTCGCGGCTGACCGAGGAGATACACGGTGCGCTGCTTGGCCTCCTCGCCAAACTCATACTTCACGACCTGGCACCGCAGAGCTCCCCCCGCAATGCGCTTCACCTCGGAGCCGAAGCGCGTTTTCGTTGGTGCATATTTCTCGCCGCTCAGCGTGCACCACCGCTGGAATGCGGTGTAGAGCTGCTGCGAACTGCACGTCATGTAAGGGACCGGAAGCGCCTTGTCAGCCCATTCACGGTAGAAGCGCTCGGAAGCTGACAGCCCCAGGTCGATCAGGTTCTGCTTGGCCTCATTCATGATCGGCTCGGTATGCGGCGTAAAGCCGTCTAGGTCGACCTCATACTTCAGGTAGTGGAAGAAGGCCTCCATCCCTCCGTCATCAAGCTCTCTACCGACGTCGGCATAGAATTCCTTCTCGCGCTTGGGCGGCGTCCAAAGCACCAGGTAGCGGCGGTCGGTCTTATCCAGGGCGAGCGGCTGCAGCTCGTTGGAGAGAAAGACGAAATTCATGTGGTTCGCCTCGTACCGCACGGAAAGGTTCTTCGGATTGATCGGCAGCTCATCGCCGGAGATCATCTTCTTCATGCGGCCCTTAAGCTGCTTGAGCTCGTTGCGCGTAACCACCTCATCGCAGACCAGGAACAGCTTGCGTGAGGCCCACTCGTTGAAGGGGCTCTCCAGCTCGGCGTCCCCGATCACCCAAGAATACTGGCCGTAGATCTGGCGGACGACCTTTTCCCAGAACAGATTTTTCCCGGAGCCCTCATCGCCATGCATGATGATGGCCGTGGCCATCTTCGCGCCTGGGTGCTGGAGCGGATAGGCAATCCACTTCAGCACCCAGGCGAACATCGCCTCATCGTTGTTGCAGAGATGCTTGAGCAACTCCAGGATCTTCTCGCACCGGCCCTTCTTCGGAACAACGTCGAAGCCGTCGTACATGTTCACGTGCGTGACCTCATCGACCGTTTCGGTCGGATCGAAGACCAGGCTCTTGATGTTGATCATCTGCCGGCGTTTCGTGTTGAGCCAGCCCTTGACCACGTCATTGCCATAGGCCAGGCGCATGGCCGTGATCTCGATCTGCATCTTGCTGACGCGGTCCCAGGCAGTGCTGGTGCCGTACAGCAGGACGAAGTTATCGACCAGGTAGCGCCACTTCTCCAAGTATTCCGGATCCGGCTCATCGCCATCACCCTTGGCCTTGCCTTTTCCCCTGCCCCCACGCCCGCCACCGGCGGCCGAGGCTTCACCATCCTCACCAAGCGCCGCGTCGTCCTTGCTTTTTCCTTGCTTTTGCCCTTCGGGGGCGGGAGCCCCCGACCGACTTTCCTCCTCGGGGGAGCGGGGGACAAGGGAAAGCCGAGGGCCGGCCGCGACCGCCTCGCGTGCTGGCACCTCCGGAGCAATCGCCTCGATGATGGCAGTGGAGATCTGCGCGGAGACCGCCTCGAGGCCTTCGACCAGGTGGAGGTCGTTGAAATCGGTCAGCTTTTTTTCCCCACGGTCCCGGAAGAGAGGCTTCACGACCGAGGCGTTGCCGACCTCGAAGGCAGCAGCATGGCAAGCAGCCAGGCCGGCGTTCTCGAAGCGGATCTCTTTGATGACGCGCCCGCACCGGATCTCGACATGCAGATAGGCGACGGCCTGGCGATCAAAGCGGTAGTCAGCGCAGATCTCGGCCAGGTCGCCACGCGCGGTCTTGACCTTCCGCCACTCACCATCGATGGCCGGCGCAGGCTCGATGCCGAAGTCCTCGCGCAGCCGCTCCTCGTAACGAAGCTCCAGCTGGAAGTCATCGTCCGCGAGGAATAGCAGGTGCGCATCGGGGAAGTCTGCCCGGAGCTTCCGGGCGATATGGAGAATGTTGCCGGCGTCGAAGGCCACCATGACTGGCAGGTCGTGGCTGTGCTTTTCGGACAAGGCCGCACCCATGCGCGCCGACTGGCACGTCGCATAGCCTTCTCCGACTGCGATGATCGGTGCGTCCAACGCGCTTCCGAGAAGGAAGCCAGCACCGACCTTGTCGAGACCCTTGTTGTAGCGCTTCTCCCCGCCCCGCGAGATCTTCTGCAAGCCGACCAGGCGTGCCCCCTCAAGAGAATAGTGCCGCATCGGCACCAGGAGCTGCCCCTCGATATCGACGCGCAGACCTTCCGCTTCAACACCCTTGCGCATCAGGTACGGATGCATTCCTGCACCGTCTTCCGCCGCAGCTGACCATTGGCTCCTGGCTCGATTAGCGGCCAAGCGCGCAGCATTCGCGCGATCAGCCGCAGCCTTTTCCTCAAACGCACGCTGGCGCTCCGTGTACTCGGCAACGTCCGCTGGCGAGAATCTTTCAGACTCGATGCGAACCGGGACAGTGTTGTGATTGCTACCACGATTGATCCCGAAGTAGCCGGCCACGACTTCCTTGCCGGACTTCAGCGTGAACTTGCGCAGTGAGTACCAGCCCTTTTTCTGCGGTCCGAAGCGTAAGACTTTTTTTGAATTGAAGATGGGATGTCCAACTGGCAGTTCTGGCAGCTGATGCTCTCTCATCAGAGCAATGACTTCAGCTTCAAAATTCATGCCTGACGTCCCTCGGGTGCTTCGTTGACTTCTGCTGGGCAGTAGATAGCAAACATCAAGCCCACCAGCTCACGCACAGTCTGGTGGATCTCGTCTGCAGTGACTTCGAGCTGCGAGCGCTCACGCTTGTCGATATGGTTATCGGAAGTGAACTCGACGTATTGATGCGAAAGCCTACCCAATTCCTGGTACAGCTCCTGGAACTTGTCGTGCAGCTCTTCACGGTCCACGCTGCCCGGCTCAACCAGCTTATAAAACACGCCACCCGCATCGGTGGCGATGGCTTGTGCGAGCAGCGTCGTCCCCGAGGTCTTCTGCATCTGTACCGCGAGATCCAGGCTGACCGACTGACCGCGCCGCTCATACACCCGATTTTCGAGGGCGTCACGGGTCATCCCCATTGCGGCGGACATGCTGTCCCAGCCGCCTGGGAATGCCTTAATCATTCCCAGCAATGCCTGCCTTTGATTCACAACGATTCCCCTTCAGTTGTGGTTTTGAGATTTCTTCCCACCGGCTATGCTTTGCCCCATCAGAAAATCAACGCGAGGGAGAATGGGCATGAAAGCCGAGAGATACTTAGTACTGATCCATTTCGCTGCCAAGATCACCAGGGCCAACTTGACTGAGGTAGCTACGCAGGTAACGCGTGCAGTACGAGACACCCTGCAGAACAGCGAGGCGGTTTACTCAACCTCTTCATCTGTTGCTTTCGTGGGCGAGTCCCACGCATCGGCAGACTCCTTATTCCGATTGCTAGCAACCAACCTCCAGCCCGGCGACAACCTGAGTATTTTTTCGCTGAGGGCTGATATCGCTACATCCCACCCTGGTTTGCATCGGTGGATCGGTCGTCGCGGTTGACGGATGTCTCGCCAAACTGTTCTGGCCCGAAATCGGGATCACCCAATCGACTCAAACAGGCAATCGCCTCCTCCCGAGACCCGAAAACTGAAGGGTTTAAGTCGTAGCGCGTTATGTCATTGGGGTAGTGGCTCTCGATGGTCCTGCAATGCTCGGAAGTCACAAAACCTTGCGCTACCCACTTCTGTACCGCCTGCGGGGTTACACGAAGTATTCGCGCAAGCGCTGTTTGGCTTCCTGCTAAGCGCACAACCCTCTCGATGCCGGTCTCAGTGACTTTGCTCATAGTTGTAACCAGTCCAGTTAATTACAACCGAAAGTTACATTAATTGAGCATTTTCTACAACTTAAATTTGCAGTGCAAACTACAACGCATATTTGTAATCTGCATTTATGGACAAAATGAACGATAGAATTCGGGCGGCGCTGGCCAGCAAAAACGGCGGCAACCAGTCGGAGATGGCTAGGTTTGTAGGTGTCAGCCCGCAAGCTGTGCAGAAGTGGGTTTCCGGGGTTACAGAACCTCGTGGAGACAATCTGCGCCTCACAGCTGAATTTCTGGGCGTAACCGAGTCGTTTCTTCGATACGGTAGCGAACCGTCCAATATTCTTCCCGGCTCCTTCACCCCAGTGGTGGAGCACGAACCGGATGACCCAGATTTCGTCGAAATTAAAAAGGTGAAATTAAAGCTTTCTGCGGGAATCACCGGCTTCGAGTCAATTCCTGCGCAAGACGATGGACGCCCTATCACCTTCAGAAAAGAGTGGCTTTTGAAGAAAGGATACAGCGCCTCTAAACTGATCGCGGTCGGGGTAAAAGGCGAAAGCATGGAACCAACAATGTCTGACGGCGATACGGTCGTGATCAACACGGCGGACACTGCATTGAAGGACGGGGCGACCTATGCGATTAATTATGATGGAGAGGACATCATCAAACGCATGGTGAAAGATTTTGGCAGGTGGTTTCTCGTCTCCGATAATCCCGATCAGAAGCGATATCATCGGCAAGAATGCAGCCAGGGAACATGCATCGTCATAGGGCGCGTCGTTCTTCTACAACGCGAAAACTTTTGACCACTCGGATCTCTCCCGTGAAATGAAAACAGCCGCTACTTGCGGCTATTTTTTTGTCTTCATTTCACAATTACAACTGCAATTACAACCCTAGCTACAACTTTTAATTGCAAACTCGACTTTGATTCTGTAACCTTCAGTTGTAAATGGCATTTGCCATCACAACTTGGAGGATGCGATGCAATCACCCAGCCGAAAAACTGCCCCTACACAGCTGCCAGCAAAATTCAACTTCCTTGCCGGTCGCCGCCCGCCCTCTCGAC